CATGCCGTGCTCAGTTGAATACAATATCGAATTTTAATATATGCAATCGCTCTACTATTTTGTGGTAGAGCCTGTTGATGGGAAAAGGTACACTAATACCAGAAGCTACGGAGACAAAGAGTTCATTATTAGCACCTCGCAAGAGGACCACACCGTTACGAACAGGCTCGCAGAGGTCGTCAATGTCCCCTTTGGATATGGCGGCCCTATCGCTATTGGTGATCACGTCATTGTTCACCATAATGTTTTTCGCAAGATGTTTGATATGAGGGGGAAGGAAATCGACTCCTACTCATTCATCCGTGAAAATCTATACTACCTTGACGACATGCAGCTGTACGCCTACAAACATCCAGGCGAGGACTGGGAGCCTGTAGGCCGTTACTGCTTCGTAGAGCCAATAAAAGAAGAGAAAGATACCATCATAGCCAAGAAGGGTGCGAACGTCGCTCTATGGGGCTCTATGGTGTATCCTAACGATAGATTGCGTGAGCTTGGCGTCTCACGTGGAGATGTTATATCCTTTCAGCCTGACTCTGAGTATGAGTTCAGAATTGACGATAGGATTTTGTATAGAATGTATGACTCAAACATATGTCTCAAACAAGGAAGCTAAAGGAAGAGATCATAACGGCTGGCGAGCACGCTGTCAAGGAGCTAATCAAAGTGGCTAAAGAACCCATCGTAACAGGCGACATTGAGAGCGACCTGTCGGCTGACAGGCTCAAGAACGCTGCTGCCGCCAAGAGGCTGGCCATCATGGACGCATTTGACATTCTGCGTAGAATAGACGAGGAGCGGAACCTCCTCACGGCAGAAGATTCTGTCGTGTCCGAGTCAATCACATCAACCAAGGGCTTTGCGGAAAGACGTAGCAAGTGAACTATGGCTTATACCAAATAACGGATATCAAGTTACCCAAGCGGAAGCATTGGGACTATGGCTACGTGCCTGAGCACGACGTGGTGGTCATCTCTCGTGACGGGACAGTCGGAGAGGTGTACGAGATCAATGGACTGAAGGTGGCGCTCCCAAAGGCTCCCGACAAGATTGACAAGACCCATAACAAGTGGATGCCAAAAGACTTGCCAAAGGAGCTGGACAAGGTCAAGAGCATATTCGAGTGGAACAGGCGTGACAACGCCTTCAAGGCCAAGTGGGTGGACTACATCGAGCAGGAGTTTGACAGACGTGACAACGGGCATTGGTTCATGAACAATGGCAAGCCAACCTACGTTACAGGATCGCACTACATGTATCTGCAGTGGACAAAGATTGACGTAGGTCACCCTGAGTTCCGTGAGGCCAACCGCATATTCTACATATACTGGGAGGCCTGCAAGGCAGACACGAGGAGCTTCGGCATGTGCTACCTCAAGAACCGTCGTTCGGGTTTCTCATTCATGTCCAGCTCGGAGATAGTTAACCAAGCAACAATTACTAGAGATTCTCGCTTTGGTATAGTATCAAAGACAGGTGCTGACGCCAAGAAGATGTTTACCGACAAGGTGGTGCCAATTTCTAGTCACTATCCGTTCTTCTTCAAGCCGGTACAGGACGGTATGGACAAGCCAAAGACAGAGCTTGCCTATCGTGTCCCTGCGTCCAAGATTACACGCAAGAACATTGACAACAGAGAAGAGGAGGATCTAGAGGGACTTGATACTACTATAGACTGGCGCAACACTGACGACAACAGCTATGACGGTGAGAAGCTACGCATGCTCATCGAGGACGAGGCTGCGAAGTTGGAGCGTCCGAACAATATCCTGAATGGTTGGCGTGTTCGTAAGACATGTCTTCGTTTGGGTAGTAAGGTCATTGGCAAGTGCATGATGGGCTCTACCTGTAATGCATTGGACAAGGGTGGTGACAACTTCAAGAAGCTGTACGAGGACTCGAACCCACGTGAGCGCAACGCCAACGGGCAGACCAAGAGTGGTCTGTACGCCCTGTTCATACCCATGGAGTGGAACTTCGAAGGTTACTTTGACGAGTATGGCTGGCCCATCCTTGAGGTTGAGCCTGGTCAGCACGTAGTAAACTCAGAAGGTAACTACATGGATATCAGCGTGATACAATACTGGGAGAACGAGGTCAAGTCACTCAAGAGCGACTCTGACGCACTGAACGAGTTCTATCGTCAGTTCCCACGCACAGAGGCACATGCGTTCCGTGACGAGAGTAAGAACTCTCTGTTCAACCTGACCAAGATATACCAACAGATAGATTACAATGATACACTTATTAAAGAGCGTGTTCTCACACGTGGCCGCTTCCATTGGCGTGATGGCAAGCAAGACACGGAGGTCATTTGGACGCCTGACCCCAGTGGTAGGTTTCTCGTTTCTTGGCTACCGGCACAACACCAACGCAACCGAGTCACAACAAGAAATGGACTAAAGTACCCGGGCAATGAGCACATGGGCTCGTTCGGATGTGACCCATATGATATCTCTGCTGTTACGTTTGGCCGTGGCTCTGCTGGGGCTCTTCATGGTATGACCAAGTTCCACATGGACGAGGGGCCAAGCAATACGTTCTTCTTGGAATACGTGGCAAGGCCACAGACGGCTGAGATATTCTTCGAGGACATTATAATGGCCATACACTTTTATGGCATGCCAATCTTGGCGGAGAACAACAAGGCACGTCTGCTGTACTACATGAAGGAGCGTGGCTACAGGCCGTTCTCTATGAACAGGCCAGATCGTAAGCTCAATATGCTATCGAAGACCGAGAAAGAGTTGGGTGGTATACCAAACTCATCGGAAGATGTGAAGCAGGCTCACGCCACAGCCATTGAGACATATATAGAGAAGCATGTCGGTTTTGATGCGGAGGGTTCATACCGAGAGCCTGACGAGATTGGTAACATGTACTTTTCAAGGACCTTACAGGACTGGGCACGGTTTGACATAAACAACCGTACAAAATATGACGCAGCCATTAGCAGCGGATTGGCATTGATGGCAAATCAAAAGTTTATGTTGGACACAAAGCCAAAGAATGAAAAGATTAGCATCAAGTTTCCAACGTATACAAATAAAGGGTATATTAGCGAGATAAGGAAATAGCCCTATCTTTGCAGAAAACAATGGCGGATCAGAAAATTATTCTTCCATACGTATCGTTCCCGAACCAACTTGCTACCGACGCTGAGAAGGCATCGGAGGAGTATGGCCTGAAGGTGGGCCAAAGCATCCAATACGAGTGGTTCAGGAATGGTGGCGGTTCATGCCGCTACTACGATCAATGGATTCAGTTTCACAAACTCCGCTTGTACGCACGTGGTGAGCAGCCCGTTGGGAAGTACAAGAATGAGTTGGCTGTAGACGGGGACTTGTCCTACATGAACCTTGACTGGACGCCTGTTCCTATCATTCCAAAGTTCGTTGACATTGTCGTCAACGGAATGGCTGATCGGTTGTTTACGGTTAAGGCCTATGCCCAGGATGCCATGAGCGCAGAGAAGCGTTCTCAGTATCAGGACATGGTCGAGGCCGATATGGTGGCTAAGGATTTCTTGCTGCAAGCTAAAGAAACATTTGGACTGGACGCATTCAGCGTTCCTCCCGATGAGCTTCCAGGTAGCGATCAAGAGTTGAATCTGTATATGCAGATCAACTACAAGCCAAGCATTGAAATTGCAGAAGAAGAAGCTATACACACTTTGCTCGACAAGAATCGCTATGATGAGATTCGCAAACGGGTTGATTATGACATTACAGTCGTGGGCCTTGGAATGGTTAAACATTCCTTCGACATGGCCAATGGTGTTAAGATTGATTACGTTGATCCTGCTAATGTCGTATATTCATACACGGAATCTCCTACGTTTGATGACTGCTTCTACTTCGGAGAGGTCAAGACGGTCCCGATTACAGAGATTAAAAAGATCAAGCCTGATATTACAAAGGAAGAGCTTGAGGAGATTTCGAAGATTGGCAGCAGTTGGTGGGATTATTACCCTGCGATTCGGGCATACCGTGACAGCCTCTTTGATAGAGACGCCGTCACGTTGCTATACTTCAGTTACAAAACTGACAAGAAGTTTGTATACAAGAAGAAGTTCTTAGAGAACGGAGGAGAGAAGGTAATCCGCAAGGACGAGAGCTTCAATCCCCCAGCAGAAGAGCAAGAGCGCTACGAGCGTATCGAGAAGCGTATTGACGTGTGGTATGATGGCGTGATGGTCATGGGCTCTAATACTCTCCTCAAGTGGGAGCTTCAGAAGAACATGGTTCGTCCAAAGTCTGCATCTCAGTATAGCATTCCTACCTACATTGCTGTTGCGCCTCGCATGTACAAGGGCGTTATTGAGTCGTTGGTTAGACGAATGATTCCATTCGCAGACTTGATTCAGGTTACGCACTTGAA